TGGAGGACGACCTGCCGTGGGAGGAGAAGTCATGATGGACTTCAACGCCACCGCAAGCCTCTCGGGTCAGCTCACGGCGCTGATCGACGCCGGAATGCAACGCGCTCGCGCGGCGCAGCCTCGCCGCACGTATCTGGGCGCCTCGCGCCTCGGGGCCGCGTGCGAACGCGCGCTGCAGTACGAGTTTGCCGATGCGCCGGTCGATCCCGGCCGCGACACCGAAGGCCGGATGCTGCGCGTCTTCGAACGCGGCCACGTCATTGAGGACTGCATGGTGACATGGCTGCGCGACGCTGGCATCGACCTGCGCACGCGCAACGACGCAGGCGAGCAGATCGGCTTTGCGGCGCTCGACGGTCGGCTGCAGGGCCACGTCGACGGCGTGATCGTCGCCGGGCCCGAGCTTGGCTTCGGCTCCAGCTACCCGGCCTTGTGGGAGAACAAGTGCCTGGGCGCCAAATCATGGCGCGAGTTGGAGAAGCACCGGCTCGCCGTGGCCAAGCCGATCTACGCGGCGCAGGTCGCGCTGTATCAGGCCTACCTCGAGCTGCACGAGCATCCGGCGCTCTTCACCGCGGTGAACGCCGACACCATGGAGATCCACGCGGAGCTGGTGCCGTTCGATCCGGCACTGGCGCAGCGCATGTCCGACCGGGCGGTGAAGGTCATCACGGCGACCGACGCCGGCGAACTTGTGCCGCGAGGCTTTTCCGATTCCACGCACTTCGAGTGCCGGATGTGCGCGTGGCAGGACCGGTGCTGGAGGAGTCAAGCATGAGGACCCGGCCCGATGCCATCGCGGCGGTCGAGCCGATGATCGACGCCAAGCAAGCCGCTGCCGCACTGCGCCTGCCGTACTACTGGTTCGCCGACCCGGCGATGCGCAGCAAGTACCGCATTCCGCACTACCTCCTGGGCGGTCTCGTTCGGTACCGGCTGTCTGAACTGTCTGCGTGGGCGGCCCGTAGCTCCGATGCGCAGCGGCGGAATGCTTCGCAACCAGGGGATGTCGGGGGGAGCGAATGATCGACTTCAACGACGTTGCTCCCGCACCCCAGCGCAGCCTCGATGTCGAGCGCGATCAGATCCGCGCCGCGTTGTTGGCCCAGCTCGAATCGGTGCTGTTTACCCTGTTCCCTGCCGGGAAGAAGCGCCGGGGCAAGTTCATGATCGGCGACGTGCTCGGCAGCCCCGGCGACAGCCTCGAAGTCGTGCTCGAGGGCGACAAGGCGGGGCTCTGGACCGATCGTGCCACTGGCGACGGTGGCGATATCTTCGACCTGATCGCCGCGCATCTCGGTATCGACGTGCTGAGCGACTTTCCGCGTGTGCTCGATGCGGCTTCCGATCTGCTCGGACGCTCGCGCTTTGCACCAGTACGCAAGGCCAGCAAGCAGGGAGTGCCGGTCGACGACCTCGGCCCGGCCACCGCCAAGTGGGACTACCTCGACACGCAGGGCCGCCTGATCGCGGTCGTCTACCGCTACGATCCGCCCGGACGCAAGAAGGAGTTCCGGCCTTGGGACGCCAGGCGGCGCAAGATGGCCCCGCCCGACCCGCGTCCGCTCTACAACCAGCCCGGGATGATCAGTGCCGCGCAGGTGGTGCTGGTCGAAGGCGAGAAGTGCGCGCAGGCGCTGATCGACGTGGGCTTCGTGGCCACCACGGCCATGCACGGTGCGAACGCGCCGGTCGAGAAGACCGACTGGTCGCCGCTGTCTGGCAAGGCGGTGCTGATCTGGCCCGACCGCGACAAGCCGGGCTGGGAGTACGCGGTGCAGGCGGCGCAGGCCGTCCTGTCCGCCGGCGCCAAGTCCTGCCACATCCTCTACCCGCCCGAGGAGGCCGCCGAGGGCTGGGACGCGGCAGACGCCGTGGCCGAGGGCTTCGATGTCGCGACCTTCCTCACCCACGGCCCGCGCGTGCAGATGCACGACGTGGCCGATACCGACGAGCCGGTGGTCAGCGCCGACGAATCGGTGTGGGGCACCGAGGATGCGCTGGCGCTGGCCTTCACGCGGCGCTACCACCGTGATTGGCGCTATGTGGCGGCCTGGGGGCGTTGGCTGGTGTGGGATGGGCGGCGCTGGCGTCACGAGGAGACGCTGGCGGCCACCGATTTGATCCGCAGTGTTTGCCGCCAGATGGCGGTGCGTGCCGACAACCCCAAGGTAGCTGCCAAGCTCGCCACCTCCGGCACCGTGGGCGGCGTGGAACGGCTGGCCCGCTCGGATCGACGCCATGCCGCGACCACCGCCGAGTGGGACGCCGATCCCTGGCTGCTTAACACCCCAGGCGGCGTGGTCGACCTCAAGACCGGCCGGATGCGCGCGCACGACCGTGCCGACCGGATGACCAAGATCGCAGCAGCCACACCGGGCGGTGACTGCCCGACGTGGAAGCAGTTCATCGATGAGGTCACCGGCGGCGACAAGGAACTGCAGGCCTACCTGCAGCGCATGGCGGGCTATGCGCTGACCGGATCGACGCAGGAGCACGCGCTGTTTTTCCTGTACGGCACGGGTGCGAACGGCAAGTCGGTGTTCGTCAACACCCTGGCCGCCATCCTGGGCGACTACGCCACCAGTGCGCCGATGGACACCTTCATGGAGACGCGCAGCGACCGCCACCCAACCGACATGGCGGGCCTGCGCGGCGCGCGTTTCGTGGCGGCCATCGAGACCGAGCAGGGCCGGCGCTGGGCCGAGTCGAAGGTCAAGAGTCTCACCGGTGGCGACAAGATCTCGGCGCGCTTCATGCGCCAGGACTTCTTCGAGTTCTTCCCGCAGTTCAAGTTGTTCGTGGCGGGCAACCACAAGCCGGCGATTCGCAACATCGACGAGGCGATGAAGCGGCGGCTGCACCTGATCCCCTTCACGATCACCGTGCCGCCGCAGCAGAGGGACAAGCACCTGCAGCAGAAATTGCTGGCCGAGCGCGACGGCATCCTGGCCTGGGCGGTCGAAGGGTGCCTCGCTTGGCAGCGTCTGGGTCGGCTCGATCCGCCGCGCTGCGTGGTGGACGCCACCGAGGAGTATTTCGAGGCCGAGGATGCGCTGGGCCGCTGGCTCGATGAGCGCTGCGTGCGCGAGCCCAATGCAAAGTCGCTGACGGCCGAGCTGTTCAACGACTGGCGGCAGTGGGCAGAAGCCGCGGGGGAGTTTGTCGGCGCACAGCGACGCTTCTCCGATCTGCTGATCACGCGCGGGTTCGACAAATGGCGCAACGGCATGGGCGTGCGCGGGTTTCAAGGCATTGGCCTCAAGCACCCGCCGACCGCTTCCTACACCCCTTACGCGGACGACTGACCTCTATGAAAACCATCCAGTCTGACGCAGCTGACGCAGTTTGTCGTAACTCCTACGCGCGCGTGCGTGCGCGCGCCTCACGGAGGGTTTCGATAGTCCGTGTCAGCTGCGTCAGATCCGCACCGGATAAGGACTGACACCATGACCATGACCATCCTCGCCCTCGACCTGGGCTCCCAAACCGGCTGGGCACTGCGCAGCAGCGACGGCCACATCACCAGCGGCAGCGAGAGCTTCCGCCCGCAGCGTTTCGAAGGCGGCGGCATGCGCTTTCTGCGCTTCAAACGCTGGCTCACCGAACTCAAGGGCCATGCGGACGGCATCGGCGCGCTGTATTTCGAGGAAGTGCGCCGCCACGTCTCGACCGATGCGGCACACGCCTACGGCGGGTTCCTCGTCACGCTCACCGCCTGGTGTGAGCACCACCAGATTCCGTACCAAGGCGTGCCCGTGGGCACGATCAAGAAGCACGCCACGGGCAAGGGAAACGCCAGCAAAGACGAGATCATTGCGTCTGCCCTTACTCGTGGCCATGCCCCAGCTGACGACAACGAAGCTGACGCGCTGGCCCTCCTGTACTGGGCTGTCCACCACCACCTGGGACAGGAGGTGTGACGTGGCCCGCAAGGACTGGACGGTTGAGGACGTGGCGGCACGCTTCGAGGAGGCGGCGCACACCGGGCGGCGCCTGCCACCCGTGCGCGTGCAGGGCTACTTCAACACGTGGCCGGCCTTCGTGCGCCAGGAGTGGGAGTCCTTCGCAGCAGACGAGAAGGTCTACCGCCCCTTTCCACCGAGCCCCGAGGCCATCGACCGGATGCTGGAGACGATGCGCTGGGTGCAGTGGCTGGAGGTCGAGCAGCGCCACCTGGTGTGGATGCGCGCCAAGCGCTACGGCTGGCGCGACATCACGATCCGCTTCGCCTGCGACCGCACCACTGCGTGGCGTCGCTGGCAGCGGGCGCTGGAGATCGTGGCCGAGAAGCTCAACAGCGAAGGCATCCGTGTGCCTTCCAAAATCGTAGGCAAGGCAGGGTAATGCTTGCCGCGTCTGTCTCTCGTTTCCTGCGTTTGTCCCTTTTGACGCCCGCCGAGGCTGCAACAAATCACCCCGGTCGGGGGTAGTATTTCAGCTATCTTCTGGACAGAGGTGACGGCAGAGGAAGCAGCCCGGGAATCAACGGGTCCTTCCTGGCCAAAAACCAATGCGGGGGGCGCGAGCGCGGCGCTTTTTTAGCGTCAGGGTGCGAACCAAGGTTCGCACGGTTCGCAGTTCGCACCCGCCAGTTCGCACTAACCCCCAAGACCCGCCCACGGCTTCGTCGGCGGGTTTTCTATTTTCAGGACATCATCTTTGAACACGCTCAACGTCGAGTACCGCAAGGTCGAGGCGCTGATTCCCTACGCCCGCAATCCGCGCACGCATTCCGATGCGCAGATCGCCAAGATCGCCGCCAGCATCGTCGAATACGGCTGGACAAACCCGGTTCTGGTTGATGGCGACAACGGCATCATTGCGGGCCACGGTCGTCTGGCTGCTGCTCGCAAGCTCGGGTTGGATCAAGTGCCGGTGATCGAACTGGCTCACCTCAGCACCGCGCAGAAACGTGCGCTGGTCATCGCCGACAACCGACTGGCGCTTGACGCTGGCTGGGATGCGGAGATGTTGGCGCTCGAACTGGCGGAGCTTTCGGAAGCAGGTTACGAGCTGTCGCTGACCGGCTTCGAGAACATCGAGATCGACGCGCTGCTGGCTGATGCCACGTCCGCTGAAGCAGAACCGGTGGTGCAGGATGAAGCAGACGCCGACGAACCCGATGCAGCAGACGATGTGCCTGCTGCGCCAGTGGTCGCAGTGTCGCGCGAAGGCGATCTCTGGGCCATCGGCTCGCACCGGTTGATCTGTGGCGACGCCGCCGACCCGGCCGTTGTCGCCACGCTGATGCAGGGTGACACCGCGCAGCTGTGCTTCACCTCGCCGCCGTATGGCAACCAGCGCGACTACACCTCCGGCGGCATTGCCGATTGGGATGTCCTGATGCGCGGTGTGTTCGCACATCTGCCGATGGCGGGCGATGGACAGGTGCTGGTCAATCTTGGGCTGATCCACCGCGACAACGAAGTCATACCCTATTGGGACGGCTGGTTGTCCTGGATGCGTCAGCAAGGGTGGCGGCGCTTCGCGTGGTACGTCTGGGATCAGGGGCCAGGCATGCCAGGCGACTGGCAGGGCCGACTGGCTCCCAGCTTCGAGTTTGTTTTCCACTTCAATCGCAGCACCCGCAAACCCAACAAGATCGTGCCTTGCAAGCACGCTGGCCAGGAATCGCACCTGCGCGCTGACGGGACGTCCACGGCGATGCGCGGTAAGGATGGCGAGGTCGGCGGCTGGACACACAAGGGTCAGCCGACGCAGGACACCCGCATCCCCGACTCGGTGATCCGCGTGATGCGCCACAAGGGCAAGATCGGGCAGGACATCGATCACCCGGCTGTGTTCCCGGTGGCGTTGCCGGAATTTGCCATCGAGGCTTACACCGAAGCCGGAGATATTGTGTTCGAGCCCTTCGGTGGAAGCGGTACCACGATGCTGGCCGCGCAGCGCACTGGCCGCATCTGCCGCAGCATTGAGATCGCACCGGAGTACGTGGACGTGGCCATCAAGCGCTTTCAGCAGAACCACCCTGGCGTGCCGGTCACGCTGCTGGCAACAGGTCAATCGTTCGAACAGGTTGCCGCCGAGCGCGCCACCACCGTTGATGATGAGGTGCTGGCATGAACTGGTTGGCAGACAAGATCGAACAGTGGCCGACCGCCAAGCTGTTGCCCTATGCCCGTAATGCGCGGACGCACTCGGATGATCAGGTGGCGCAGATCGCCGCATCGATTGCCGAGTTTGGCTTCACCAATCCGATCCTTGCAGGCAGCGACGGCATCATCGTTGCCGGGCATGGGCGCTTGGCGGCTGCGCAGAAGCTCGGGCTGGAAATGGTGCCCGTGGTCGTACTCGATCACCTGAGCCCGACCCAGCGCCGCGCCTTGGTCATCGCGGACAACCGCATCGCCGAGAACGCAGGCTGGGATGATGCGATGTTGCGCATTGAGCTGGAGGCCTTGCAGCTGGAAGGCTTCGATCTGGACATCACCGGCTTTGACGCCGACGCGCTGGCCGAACTGATCGCGGGCGACGAGCCGAACAACGAAGGCCAGACCGATGAGGATGCTGTACCGGATGTTGGCGAGACACCGATCTCGCGTCCGGGGGATATCTGGATCATGGGTCAGCACCGGCTGCTGTGCGCCGACTCGACCGTGGCAAAGAGCTATACCCGGCTGATGCAAGGCGACTTGGCAGACATGGTCTTCACCGACCCACCGTACAACGTGAACTACGCCAACTCTGCCCGCGACAAGATGCGCGGCAAGGATCGCGCGATACTGAACGACAACTTGGGCGATGGTTTCTACGACTTCCTGCTGGCAGCACTGACGCCCACCGTCACCCATTGCCGGGGCAGTATTTACGTAGCGATGTCATCTAGTGAACTGGATGTGCTGCAGGCGGCCTTCCGCGCCGCTGGTGGCAAGTGGTCGACGTTCATCATCTGGGCCAAGAACACTTTCACGCTCGGTCGCGCAGACTACCAGCGCCAGTACGAACCAATCCTGTACGGATGGCCCGAGGGTGCGCAACGTCACTGGTGTGGTGACCGTGATCAGGGCGATGTGTGGGCGATCAAGAAGCCGCAGAAGAACGACTTGCACCCGACGATGAAGCCAGTGGAGCTGGTGGAGAGGGCGATCCGCAATTCGAGCCGCCCGGGCAACGTGGTGCTCGATCCGTTCGGCGGTTCTGGCACGACGCTGATCGCAGCGGAGAAGTCAGGTCGCGTCGCGCGGCTGATCGAACTCGATCCGAAGTACGTGGATGTGATCGTGCGCCGGTGGGAGGACTTCAGCGGCCAGACGGCTATCCGCGAGGCGGCAGACCAGGAAGTGTGCGCCAGTTGAATGGCTGGCCGGGCTGCTTGGCCTCTTCTTCCTCGGCGATACGCCGCAGGATTTGCATCGTGGTGAGATCGCGCGGCAGTGCCATGCACATGACGCGCACCGCCTGCTCGATGGAGATGTCGGGACGCCGGTTGGCAATCAGCCAACGCAGGGCCTGCTCCCGTTCGTTGGCGGGCGTTTTCATCAGGCTGCCAACTCTTCGCAGATCTCGCAGTGGATCACAAAGCCTGTCAGGTAAGGCAGGCCGCGCGGTATGCCGTGCTGCTTGCTGGTCTGGCGGCCAATCGTCCAGCCCATCCAGCGTTGGGTGGCGGCGTTGATCGCATCCTGCAAGGCTTGGCCTTGGTACAAACCGTTCTGGACGTCGTCGGCAAAGTGGCGTCCGTGGCGGCTGTCGAGGAAGATTCGCACCGACTCGAGGGGCTGGTGAGTGGCGTCCGAAATGGCGTTCATGGCCAGGGGCCATGCGGCGCTGGCGTGTTCGTTCATCGTGCCCCAAAAACCCCAGGCTTCGTTTTGGGTGGCGGGTATCTGGTTGGTGGTCATGGTGGCTGCTCCTTCGGGTTGATCGTTGCGACACCTGTAGTAACGCGCTGTTCGATTGAGAAGCCAAGCTGTTCCTGGCTTCTTTCTCCATCAATTTCGATCACCCGAGACTGGCTACGTAGCGGGCGTAATCACCGCCCTCGGGATTGACGTAGAGATAGGGTCGTCCGGGAGCAGTGACCTCGACGCAAAGGTAGCCGTCGCCAGTGCCGCCACCCTTGCCACGCAGCCAGTCGCGTGACACCAGCAGGCTGCGCCCAAAGGCGTCGAATTCGGCAGGGGTGAGTTCTTTGGTCTCGGTGACGTAGACCTTGTGCTGGTCGCGCCCGCCCAGTTCGCCGAGGTCAGCAGGTTTGCGTGCAAACGGCAGGCGGATGCTCAACTCTTCGACCTGGAGGCTCTGGCCTCCAAACTGCGGGGTGCGTGCGGTGCGTTCGATGGTGATGGTCATGGTGCTCATGGCGGTTCTCCTGGTGTGGCGTCGTCAATCACGACGCTTGTATGAACGCGCTGGTGGGGAGAGAAGCCAAGCTATTCATGGATCTTCTCCCCATCTTCATTCAGGCGATGCGGTAGATCCGCTCGCCACCCTTCGGCTTGTCCGAGACGATGTTCAGGCCGAGCTTTTTCTTGAAGGCTCCGGCGAAGGTGCCGCGCACCGTGTGTGCCTGCCAGCCGGTGGCGGTGCAGATCTGGCCGATGGTTGCGCCCTCGGGGCGTTGCAGCATCCGGATCACTTCGGCCTGCTTGCTGTTGTCGCGGGTGCGAGGCTTGACCCACGTTGCTTCGGCGGCGGTGACGGCGGCTTCCAGTTCGTGATCGCTCGTGTCGGCTGACGCGCCTTCAGCGTTGGCAATGATCTGGTCGAGATGGGCTTCGAATTGACCGACGTTCTTCTTTTTCAATCCGGGGCGCGGCATGCCCAGGACGTCGTAGCCCTCGGCGGCGACAAACCAGTCGGTGCCGTCGGTGGTGATCAGTGCGCGGTTGAACAAGCCGTCGA